AGCCACAATGCTAGTGGAAGTCTTAGTGGTGCAACTCTTGACGTAAGAGTTCAATATATTGATGTTGTTGTTGGTCGCAAAAACTAATAGGAGACAGAACAATGAGATTAAAAGTAATTGTTGGAAGATATCCCTCTGATGGGGAAATCACAAAAAATGGTGTCACAATCAAATGTGATATGACCGAATATATTTCCCAAGGAGTTTGGTCACTAACCTATGACAATTCTGTTTCTCCTACAGAGTGCAGTATTGAATTTAATGATGGAAGAGAAAATGACGAATTATTTGCATCTACAGTAGAATACTTCCTTAATGTATTTGATCAAAAAAATACAATTATTCTTCAAGATGAACATAGAAGAAGAAAGTTGATGGCGGAAGAATATCTTAATGATTGGTCTATTGCCAGAAGAAAGAGAGATGAATTATTATCTCTAACAGACTGGATTACTCTTCCAGATGTTAATATGGCAACAGAATTAAAAAATCAGTGGTTATCTTGGAGATCTCAATTGAGAGATATCACCGATAGTGCATCAACACCAGGAGGAATTTCTTGGCCTGCACCACCATCGGATCTTGGAAATGTAACTGCAAGATATAACATGTTATTAGAAAATTACTCTAATAGAAAGAACTTCCTTGAAAATTGGGTGGAAGTTCCATCAGTATCAAGTTTGGAAGAATACGAAGAATCTGGAACTTGGTTCTAATATAAATTAAATTAGCTTTATTATTTAATTGATATGTCAAAAAAAATTGAAAAGGGTGACTGGTGCCCTCTTATAAAAAAACCTTGTGTTGGTTTAAAATGCGCTTGGTATACCAAAGTTAGGGGACTAAACCCTAATACTGGAGAAGAACTTGATCATTGGGATTGTGCAGTTGCTTGGATGCCTATGATGGCTGTAGAAGTTGCACAAAAATCTAATCAGACTGGAGCGGCTGTAGAGTCATTCAGAAATGAAGTTGTAAAAGCCAATGAACAAAATCAACAACTTTATGTAAATGCATTAAATCAAGGAGTTGTTCCTGCACAAATTACACCACTTAATCAACCAATAAATTATCTTCCCCCAGAGGAAGATCAACAATAAAAAAAATAAGTAATAAAAAACCCCCTCACAAGAGGGGGTTTTGTTTTGGGTATCAACCCATCATCTTTTTAAGTTCCTCAACTTGTTTCTTGAGGTCTTCAATTGACTTGTTCTGTTCCTTGATTGCTTCAATCAGGACAGCGACGATATTTTGATAAGCGACAGATTTAATTCCGTCAATACCAGTTACAACGACTTCTGGAATTACTTCCTCAATCTCTTGGGCAACAACACCTATTTGACGTGGTTCACCTTCAAGATCTATTCTATTGTAGGAAACGCCTCTGAGTGCATTAACCATTCCAAGCGCGCCCGTAATGGTCTCAACATTGCTCTTAAGTCTGATATCAGAGTTCGCGGTTACAGTACCAGTTGCAGTAAAGTTTCCACTTGTTCTAGTAAAGGTCCATCTTGTTGTTGTGTTATCTCTAATAAAGAGATTACCAACATTGAGATCCATGTAGTTGTCAGTTCCATTATGGAAGAGCTCCCAATCATCACTAGATCCGAGTCTTAAGATATCACTATCTGCAAGATCAATTGCGGTACGAACGTTTAGAGTTCCGTTAATAGTTACGTCAGAAACGAAAGTTGGCGAGGTGGTTAGGTTGTATGCAGAACCGTTACCAATTAGGATCGCGCCCGAGGCAGGTAAACCTGTTTGTCCAGTACCACCTCTGTTGATTGGAATTGTTCCGGTGTGGTTTGCAGAATTCAGGTAGTATGCAGCATTGTTCGCGCCCAATGTTGAAGCGTCAACATCTCCTGTTAGAGAGTTCTTAAGGCTTACTGCACCATCAGTACCAATTTCAAATGTTGATGTCTTGAATTTGGAAACACCCAAGGTTGAATATAGATCAAGAGTGCTCTGAACTCTATTGAGAGTTAGATTTACATTTCCATAGTAAGTGTTAAGTCCAACACCACCAGGAGCGAAATCAACGCTTGATCCAGTTGCACCCATTGGTTGAGTTGTACCAATTCCAACTGAGAATACTGCCTTTCTGTATGCGGAAATACCAGTAAGTACCGTATCAGAGTTTGCGGAACCAGAACCAAGTCTTGAAGGTGCAACAATACCACTGATGATATTTGCAGCATCAATATCTTGTTGTGCAAGTAGTGACCAGTTATCTGGATCAGTTGACGATGTGTTTACTGTAGCCGCGTATCTTACATTCTGTTTGGTAAATGTACAAATGCCAGAAGTAGTTGTGGTAATCGCAACCTGGTTAAATGTAACTCCATTTGCGGAGAAAGCGGCGTCAGTTTGGGTGTTATGTAGTGTGAAGGAGTTGGTTGTTGCAGAACCAACGAAGTAGTAACCTCCAGTAGTGATTCCTGGTGGAACAACACCAGAAACTCTTACAGGATCTGCAGTCTGGAATCCGTGACCAACAAATACAACGGTATCCTTAGCCCATGATACTGCGTCTCTAATAAGAGCATGAGTACCAATACCAGAACCAGTAATATTGATCTTAGAGGCGATTGCATATGTTGGGTGCAATTCAACCGATGTAACTCCAACTCTCTTAATATAATAGGTATTATTGTTAATAAGACCAGTTACAGGAGTTCCTCCTTGTGCGCTATACTTGACTGGATCTCCATCAGAGAAAGTATTTGCTCCAATAACAACTCTACTGTTTGCAAAGTCAATACTACCCGCTGTTAGGATATCAGTTGGATCAAATTCTGCAAGTACCTGAGAACTTAACTCAGTTGAAAGTCCAACTGCGTCTCCATCTTCAACATAATCTGGTAGATCTGCGGTTCCAACAAACTTACTATTATTTGTAAGAGTTAGATACAGTCTAGTTTCAACATCGCCTACAGTTGCCTGGAAGTCTGCACCTCCAGTTCTTCCACCAATTAATCCATTTGCGACGTTAACAATATCACCATTTGCGTATCCCTTACCACCAGTAATCAGAGTGAACTGGGAGACGTTTCCTGATGCATTAACTGTGACCGTCGCAGTAGCACCAGCACCAACACCACTTACGGTGGTTACAGGGACGCCAGTGTAGATTCCGGCGGAGTTATATCCCGAACCAGCATTGGTTAGAGTTGTGTTAAGCATTACGCCCTTAACCAAACCAGTAGAACCATATCCAACATATGGTTTGATGGTTGTTCCGATTCCAACTCCTTCTGGAGGAGTAGTTACAATACCAATCGCAGTACCAGTTAGAGCACTAGTTACTTCCTGTCCATTTACAAAGTTATAATCTCTAGCTGGAGTATCAAGGATTAGATATTGCGAAACAACGTCGTTTACAAGAACGTAAGCATTTTCTGGTTCAACAACTGTATCGCCCTGTTTGATATCTTTCGCTGGGATCTGGTTAACTAAAACTGTTCTACCTGCACCAACGTTTGTTCTTGTGTAAGTAACAACTTGTGGTGGAATGAGGTCTGCGTTAATCTGACCAGCAGAGTTAAGTTGTACAACTGCACCTGGGATAGCGTTGGTTGATACGGTCTTATCAATGAAGGTTCCCAGTCTATTAGAAAGGAAACTTCTGACAGCCAACTGGGTAGAAACTCTCTTATTCTGAGGTCCACCAAGTTCAGTATCACCCAAGTTTGTATCAGTTGAGAATTCTTCAACAGCAACACCACCAGAAAGAGTTAGTCGGATAGAATCCAGTTCTCCAATGGATACCTTGTTGTTAAAGACAATATTACCAGTTCTGTTGTATGCAGTAATCTGAGAACCAATCTTAAAGTCACCCAGTTCGTTAGTACCAGAGGCATAAACGCGACCACCGAGTTCGGAAACCTGTTCAGTTGTTACATCACCAGTACCACCGTTTTGTGGTAGTGCATTGTAGTCAGTACCAGAACCAGAGAATTCCCAAGTGTGGGAAGAAGAGTTAACAATAGATGGTCTGTGTAAGTGACATCTGTAAGCGATTGGTAGACTTCCAATACCTTGAATAACGTTTCCAGGTACTGTTGAATCAACTTTAAAGTTAATTGTATAGTATGAACTGATTCCTGAAACAGCAGTAACCGCAACTCCTATCAAATTAGCACTATGGTCAGTAATAGTACCAGATCCACCATCTGCAGAGAAGTATCTTCTTACACCACCAACCTCTTCAACAGAAACAATAAGAGATCTGGATGTTGGGTTGAATGTTAAAGCATAACCAACTGCGACTCCACCGGTTACTGACTGTGTAACTTCTTGGCCAGAATTGAATACCGCTGTACTTCCCACACCAGCGAGAATAACGCTTTGATATGCTTGGTGAGAATCAATGATTTCATTAACAACAAATTCTTGGTTGTTCTTCTGGAAGGTGTTAACTCCAACAGGAGCTGTGGTGAGATCAACGGGTTTTCTGAACGACTCGTCTTCAAATAGTTTGAATTGAGTTGCATTAATATATTGTACGTAGTAAATATTTCCGTTTACCAATCCATCAATAACAATTGGGGGATTTGCTCTTTCATTTCCTAGATATACAACACTATCGCCATCTGCAAATGGGTGTCCAGAAATTGTTATAATTTCAGTATCAATGTCAACAGCAGTTGATGGGTTGAAAGTACTTTCGGTAACTAGTGGTTTGAATAGGTTTGTACTATCTGTACCATTATCAGCAAAGAATCTTAGAACATATAGATCCTGATCACTTCTTCCAACACCAATAACTCTTAGGGTCTGTAAACCACCACTTGTACCAGTATCTGCAACACGTCCTCTGTCAAATACGAATGAATTTGGACTAAATCCAGTTGCCCTCAGAGCAATGTTACCAAAGTTTGTTGCGGAGTTTGTGATGGATAGATAACCACCAGACTGGGATAGAGAACCATAACGACAGAAAATCTGGAAGCAAGAAACAACCTGTGCATAACCATCGTTAATTGTTCTCCAACCAATACCGTCAAAGGAAATCATGGTAAAGGTTGCAGCAACCATTGACTTACCAAATTCTGGAGTTGATCCAACTACTGGATTTTCAGCCAGTAGTTGTACACCTGGAATGTTGAATGGTACTACCTTGTCACCATCAACAAGAATACCATTACCACCCAATGAAGATAGAATGGAACAGTTCTGAATGTATGGAGACTTGTTAATTACTGGTCTGGATAGTCTTGCAGTTCCGCCCTTAGTATAATAGTGTCTGATAGAAGGAATTAGATTTCCTCTAAAGGTAAACTCATTCGTCGCCACAGCAGATACAACTTGGAAGTCAATTCTTCCATCCTGGTGGTCATCTGGGTAGTACTTAACAGTTTGAATTGTTGGTACTTTTTCAACAACAGGAACTTTCTTAGCAGTACCGCCACCAAGATATGCATGAGCAATTGTTGTTACACCAGCATTAACTGTAAATGTTGTTGTATCTGCAACATCAGTAACTCTGAAGGTGTATCCGTAAGGACCACTTCCATCTGGGAAGATGCTTGTAGTTACACCAGCAGTAGCAGTACCACCAGAAACATAGGTGTGTGCAATTGTGGATACTCCACAATTAATTACAATAGTATTTCCAGTTGTACCGGTAGTGCATCTGAATACATCGTATCCATAGATGGCATTTGAATTATGTAATGGTGTTGGGAAGATAGTTGTGGAAATTCCTGCATGTTCTGCAGCACAAGAGAATTCAAGTCCTCCTAACTGTACTGTAGAATCTGGATCTAATCCATGTGCAGAATCTGTTGTAATAGTAATAATACCAACAACCTCATTGTAATCTGCAGCCGTGATGTTTACAGTTGGTCCAGTTGAATAACCATTGCAAGTAAACTGTAAAGAATCTAGAGTTACATAATCACCGACACTTAATCCGTGTGGAGAACTTGTAAGTGCGGTTGAGAATCCAGTTTGATATGTATATTCAAAGGTAGAAATTCCAACGGATCCAAATCCATCATAAATGTGAGCAATAGTTGAAATACCCGCATTAAATGTAAAGCTGTTTGTAGTTACTCCAGTAATTGTGAAGGTATAACCATCAACGTTGTAGGAGTTGATTGTGCCATCTGGGAACAGTGTTGTTGTTACTCCAGCATGTGCTACTGCACAAGAGAATGGAAGATCTCTCAGAGTAATCTTATCATTTACTTGATAACCATGGTCTTCTCTAGTTACACCAGTACATACACCTGTAGATTCGGTGTATTGGAATGTACTAATTCCAAGTTTTTGCCAACCAATGTAAATATGTGGAATGGTAGTTATACCACCCTGAACGGTAATTGTTTTGGCAGCAGTGTTAACACCAATAATTGGATAAACTGCACCGTAAGTTCCAAGACCAGCATATGGGAAGATAGTAGTTGTTACCCCTGCGTGTTCTGCAGCACAAGCAAACTGGAAGTTATGTAAGAATAATTCATCTCCAATTGTATAACTTCCACCGTTATCGGTTCTATTTGGTGCAGAGCGAAGAGTGAGTGTTGAAATACCAACCACTTCATTATATCTAATAGATGAAATACCAGTTTCATCGTATCCACATGTCCAACCAAGTCCAGTAAGTCTTACACTATTTCCTGGATATAATTCGTGATCACTAGAAGTTACTACAGTACAAATTCCAGTAATTGCGTTATCATAAATTGCAGAAACAATTCCAACTGTAGCTGTAGCAGCATATCCAGCCCTTGAGTATGATGTATCAAAAGGATCGTCAAATGCTACGGAATAATCAAATGTGTGTTGTGGAATTTTATTGATCGGATCTACATAGTCGGTTAAAGTTAGTCCAGTAATATAGTTACCATTTCTTACCTTGAATAGGTCTTTACCTGCATTTAGAGGTCTTACAACAACGTTTCTGAGAGATTCTGCAACAATGTTGACATTATCATATAGGATTAATGGGTTATCTTCTACATAATCCCCAGAATCTACGAGAACTGTTGCACCAGTGTTGAAGAAGTAACCTAGGAATGATGCAATTTGACATCCTTTCTTAATGGATTGGACAGGTTGAGTTCTTCCATCATTTGCATCATCTCCAGCTTGTTGAGATACTCTTACAACAACCTTAGAACCACTTCCTCCTCCAGTTGCAAATCCAATGTTTCCATCACCATCAGTAGTGAGTACTTGTCCTTTTATACCATCACCCGATGGGAATGTTAAAACACCAATAGTTGTTATTCCTGAGAATTTCGCTCTACCATATGAAGGAACATGAAGATCTTGTACAAGAGTATCATTAGAATATAGTGTATTAACACTTAGAGTTGAATCGTCTTCTTGGATTCTTTTAATATTTACAGCTTCTCCAATTGGAACTGTACCAATTCCGGTAATTGAACTTAAACCAACAGTTACGTAATCAGCAAAAGTAGTTACTGTTGAAATTGAAACTGTTGTTCCTGGATTAATTTGCTGATTAACTGTAGATCCACTAGAAATAAGTACGGAAGGACCGGCTACCTGAAGTACTTCAGATATAATAACTTGATCACCTGCGGTTAATGTGGTCGTAATTCCACTAAAGACCTCTACAGCAGGATTATAATTATTAGTTAATGTACTAATTGCAACAACCGACTGTCTGATAAATGTATCTGCCGCTCCAACATTTGCAATAATAGTATCTGCAGTTGCAATATAATCATAGTAAGTAACTCCATCAGAAGCAAAAAGTGATACGCCAATTCCAGCTGCAACAGTAACTGTAGTTGCACCGTAACCAGTAATTTGCGTCTTCGCTAATACAATTGATCCCTCATTGGTTGTTCCCGCTCCAGCGGTAACCTCAATGTAGTTACCTGTATCAACTCCGACTATACTATCAACGTAAATTACGGTGCTTCCACTAGGAACCAACTCTGCAATAGTTGTATTTCCTGTAGAGAAATAAAATGGATCAACAGCCTGAGATCCAAAAGCAGTTATACGAGCATTAGTAAATGCTCCAGTAACGGAGAATGAATTTCCAATAGAAACTCCAGAAATACTCGTTACAGGAACAATGGTTGATCCAAGTGATACGGTGGCAGCCGCAGATACGTTTACTAAAGCAGTATTGCTTTGAGATACAATGATGGAAGTTACTCCAACAATTGGAATGTAATTAATTCTTCCATCTCTTGTTCCACCAACAGAACTACTCAATGAGTTACCAATGGAAACTAATGAAGTATCATCAATTGGAATAATGGTTGTATTAACTCCCGCAGTTATTGATACAACCGTTGCAGTTTTATCATTATTTGTTGGTACAGCAACAGTTGAAAAACCTACGATTGGAGCATAAGTAATAATTCCAGCAATACTTAAGGAACTTCCAATTGAAATTGATGAAGTGTTTGCTAATCCAATATTTGAAGATCCAGCAGCTACGATAGCGCTTACTGTAGTGTTATAAACATTTTTATTCCATGCTTCTACAGCAGTACCATAACCAACTTGATTAATAGCAATATTACTGAAGAATGTGCTTACGCCAATTAAATCCCCAACAGAAACAAGAGTTACATCAGAAAGTGGGAAAATAGTTGATCCAGATGCTACCGTTCCTTGAATAGTTGCATTTAATTCATATGTGGTCGTTCCAATACCAGTTAGTGTTAGATTTCTTGCAGAAACAACATCAAGGGAAGCAATCGCTGCAGCAAGAGTGTCTGTAGTAACAACACCACCCGTTTCCGTATTGGTAAATCCTTGTTCATCAATTACAACTGGACCAATGTTAATTGTTTTTGAATCTCCATCAATAATAATTGATGATGAACCAACTGATAGGTAACCAGTAACTCTTGCAGGACCATCAACGTATAGAGCTGTGGTTCCAATTCCGACTGTTACTGTTCCGATACCATTATTAGAACCTAAAGTAGTAATTCCGGTAACAGATAAGTTGCCTGTTAGATTTAAATCTGCTTCTGATACATTGGAGAAGTCACTTCTAGCTAGACCTATTCCTCCTTGCGTTGTTCCATCATGAACAAAAACTGTCTTTTTGTCGGTATCATAGGTAAGTTCTGCGAGCGCACCAGTGAAAACCTCATGTTGTGCAGTTGTACCCCTTCTTATCTGTACCTGTTTAGTCATGGAACTTCTTAATGACGGTTTATCTTCTTCATTTATTTATACTTTAAATTATGCATACATAGGATCTCGCAATCTGGAATGGATTGTTTGTTGTAATGCCAGATATCGTAGAATCGTAGAATATAGTACCAAGTCCAGTGTAGGTTGGTTTTCCAATTGACTCCAAACCAGAGGAGAATGTAAACAATGTTCCAAAGGTCTGATCGTAATTCTTTGTGAGAGAATTTTCGGATATTCCAGAAGTTCTAATTCTTCCAAATCCAATTCCAACAGGAATGAATTTGACCCCAGTTGGTTCAATAACTTCTCCTGAAATTGTAATAATTCCACTTCCACTTTCTGCAGAAGTCTTTCTCTCCGCAGTCTCGCTGAGGAATACATATAGTGATACATTACCAACTCCAACATATTCATATTCACTCTCAACTCTGGTTTCTGCAGATCCATTGAGATTGAATAGTACAGAATCTTCAATTGGATTAATGACTCTACTTTCTGCAGATCCAGAAAGCAAGGTAATAGTTCCAAATCCTGTGTAAGAAATTGGACCTTTTTCAACAACACTTCCGAATGTGAATAGAGTACCAATTCCAACATAATCTTTTGTAGTTTTGAGATCTGTTGCGTTACCGGAGAATTCAAATAGACCCGCAGTAGAATACTGGTAGAAGTCAATTTTAGCAGTTGATCCATTTCCACCAACGATAAGTTCAACCGTATTCTCTGGTGGATTAGTGGTGAAGGAAGAAACTCCGTCATCATAACGATCACAGGTATATTCTTCAGAATCACAAGTTGGATAATCTTTATCCCCAGTGATTGAAACAAATCTAATTCCGCCAAATGCTGGTATTTTTGGTTGGAATGGAGTTATTGCAGAACCAGAAATTGTTACTGTTCCAGAACCAACTTCGGAGTGGGTTAGTTGAATATCTGAAACAGATCCATAGAATGTATAGAGAGCAGAATCTTCTACAGGTTGTGCAACAAATGCAGACTCTGCGGATCCGGAAATAGTTACATCTAAAGTAGTTTCTGGTAAATCTACCGTAAATGACTCATATGCAGAAGTTGGTACTTCATCAAATGTTCTATTATCAATATCAAATGTAAGATCAGAACTATCAAGGGTTGTAAGAATATTTGTTTTAAATGTTCCGGATCCAGAGTAAGAATTCGTCTCTCTAAATGATATTGTCTCGGATAGTGTAATTTGACCGAATCCAACATAACTTTCGGTATTCTTCTCAACAGAAAGTGCAGTCTGAGTTGAGAGGTATATTATTCCATCGGCAGGTGATACATAAGTGAATACATCTATCTGTCTGGTAGATGCAATTCCGGAAATATTGAAGAGACCAGTTCCAACTGCAGTTGCTGGAGTGAAACTTTCCTTAGCACCAATTTCAACTCCATCAAGATCACCATTTCCAGCAGTACCGATACCAAGAATGTAAATTTTACCCTTAGCAAATATTGGTAAAACAGCTCTGGTGAACGCAAGGCCTTTATCATCATTGATTCTGATGGTTCCAATACCGGAACCAGGATCACCAATCAGAGCATTTCTTGGATATACTGGTGAGTAGTATCTTGTAAATTCATTGGATATGGTAATTTGTCCACCAATACCACCTGTAGGAATACCGGTTGTATTGGTACTTATCCCAGCTATTGGTACAAATCTCGTAAACGACTCCGCTACGCCATCATCAAGAACTACTGTTCCAAGACCAATATAAGAATCAGATTCGGATTCAAGTCCGGTTCCGATTAGTTGAATTCCAGTTGTTCCAATACCAATATTCTTCTCAATACCATAATGTGGAGTATAATCAATATCAGGATGATTGAGTTCACCATAAATTGTGAAGAGTTGAGTTCCATCTGGAGTGTCTCCAGTAAACTTCTCAATCAGAGAACCAGAGAGACTTATGATACCAGAAGCTACATACGATTCGGATTCGGATTCTAGAGCATTGTCAGATAGAATTATAGTTTCTATACCAACATAAGATCTGGCTCTTGCAATTAGAGCCGGACTTGCTACACCCTCTCTATCAAGGACAATAGTTCCAATTCCAACATAATCTTCCGTATTCTTCTCAATGGCACAACCATTAAATCTAATGTTTCCACCACGTCGGCGGCCACTTCCAAAATCATCAGTTTCACTTTCAAGAGCAGTTCCACTTATTGTTAGAGTACCACTACCGGTGTAAGAAGGAGTATAATCAATATCTGGATGTGTCAGATCAGCAGAAATTGTTATTGTTCCGTATGGATATTCTGTAGAAACACCAGAAATTATTAATCCATAATCTTCGGACTTACCTGCAATGCCTTCATTAACAAATCCATAATCATTAATAACACCAGTAAGTGTGTCATCAAGTTGACCATAATCAATATATGGATAGAGTATGGAACTCTCGTTATAGTTGTAAGTGGTGGATTCATCAACAACACCGGATAATGTAGTTCTATCAGAAGCAACAAAGTCTGGAGAGAATGCAACATCTGCAGATCCACCAACAACAAGAGTACCAGAACCATCTGGAGATGGAGTGTAATCTGTATATGATGTACCAGAAACAACAAATAGTGATGTGCCAACTTCCGAATATGTTAATATCTCTGGTTCTGTGGTTCCAGAAATTGATATAGTACCAAATGGATAAATGGTTTCTGGTACACCAAATCCAGAATCAAGAAGTCCATAGTTATCAATTCCAACATATACTTCGGAAACTAATCCAAAGTCTTCGGATTGAGTTGAAGCAACAGATACTAAACCATAGTCATTGACTATGAAGAAGAAAATACTGGATTCACTATAATCATATGTTACCGATTCATATTTCTCACCAAATCCAAAGAGAGTTCCACTAGTATCATCAGGACTATATGTTACACGTACTATTCCACTTCCATAGATATCATAATTCTGGAATATGACGCCTGCAGATCCACTTAACGTTAATTGTCCGAATGGGTAGTCGGTTTCAACGTCTTCAATTAATCCATAGGACTCAATTCCTTGAGATATTGGAGAAATTAAATCTCCATAATCAGAAGAATCGGAATGTCCTACAGACACATCACCATAATCTTCGGTGATCAAGTATAGAATAGAATCTTCGTTGTAATCATAAGTTACAGACTCTTCAAGTTCTCCGAAGTTGAAGAGAGATCCTCCACCAACTTCGCTATATGTTGCTGGAACTATTCCACCAGATCCAGTTAACTTGATGTCTGGTACTTCTTCTGTGGAATCAAAGGTCTGATTAATTGAATCAAATGTTAGTTCTGTGGATCCAAGTTCCTTCTGATATAGTCTTGGATTGATCGGTGGAGTATATGTAATACTTTCATCACCAACTCCGGAGATTTCGGTGAGGATAGTATTTTCTGGAGTATTGAAAGAAACAATCTCCGAAGATATCTCACCAGAAAGTGTAATAGTTCCAAATGGATAGATATCTTCAGTTGTTGAAGATCCAATCAAATCACCATAATCATCGGATGGTCCATGTGGTATGGATATAAATCCATAATCACTTGAACTTAGTACTGGATTTATTAACTGACCAAAGTCAGTGTCTCCAACTACATAAATGGAATCTTCATTATAATCATATGTTACTTTTTCTGTAATATCTCCGAAACTGAACAATGTTCCAGAAGTATCATCTGGACTATAGACTACCTTGACTTCGGCTCCTGTTACATATCCATAGAAGTTCTTATTGATATGTTCGGTTTCTGCAGATCCAGATACCGAGAATAAACCAAATGGATACGTTGTTGATACGATATCAAAAGTTCCATAATCAGAAATTCCTGCAACTGGTTCAGAAAGGAATCCATCATCAGCAAATTCTGTTGCTACTCCAGATACAGATCCATAATCAAGAGTTTCAAATATTATTGCAGAACTTTCATTATATGAATATGTAACCGTTTCTTCAATATCACCGAATCCAAATAGAGATCCAGAAGTATCATCTGGACTATAGACTACCTTGACTTCGGCTCCTGTTACATATCCATAGAAGTTCTTATTAATGTATTCAACACCAGCAGAACCAGATACACCAAATAATCCAAATGGATATAGAGAACTTGTTATCTCTATTGATCCATAATCCCCAGTCTCAGTTATAAATGTACTGGTTATTAATCCATAATCTTCAGATGATGTTGGTGAAGATGAAATATCTTGATAGTCTTCAAGCTCCAATAATATTATGGAACTTTCATTATAATCATATACAATATTTTCTACCTTTCTTTCACCAAAAGTAAACAGTGAAGCTTCATTTTCCGGTGGATTATATGAGACTCTATAACTTGCACCAGTGTTGTACGTCCTTATATCTGGCAATTCAACTACAAATGCAGATCCATTTACTACAATTGTTCCAAATGGATTTAAAGTTTCTGTAAATCTTATATCTCCATATGACTCTTCGCCTTGGGTTAATGGAGATATTAGAGATCCATAATCTCCAAAAGAATCTGCAGGGAAATCAATAGTACCATAAAGTTCTATATCATATAAATTGACAGAATCAATATTATAGTCATATCCAACCCTCTCTATAGAAGAAATGGTAGTTGTTATTAGAGGAGTTTCTTCTGGAGGATTAGAATCCGAACGAATAGTGGCAGAACCAACAAGTTTTATATTTGGTTTTGGCTCATTGGAATCAAAGGTTAAAGTTATATCATCATAAGTTATTGAATCCGAATCCATAGGATTCAGATATGTTTCATCAATTGGTGGTTCAAAGGTTACATTTTCTGCACATCCAGAATATATCTGAATAGTTGTTGCGATAATATCTTCGGAAGATATAAACGAATCTAAGGAACTTCCATTTACAGTTAAAGTTCCAAATGGATTTGTGGTCTGGAGTATCTCTGTACTTCCAAAATCGTCTGTTCCTTCTAACGGATTTAATATAAAACCATAATCATCATATGCATCTATTGGGAACTCTGGTCCAGTAGAACCATAATCCAATATTTCATAGAATTCTGTAGAATCTATGTTGTAATCATAGGTTACTTTTTCTATTCCTGCTCCAGAAGTGAAGACATTGAAATCTACAAGATCTTCACTGTATATTACTTGTTCGTCAGTAGCTGCTCCAGAGAAGGTAAGAACACATGTTTCCTCTGGGGTATTAAATATTACTCTTTCTACACAAATGCCGGTGAAGGAAATCTCTGGAAGATCACCAACATATTGTTTTATTACTTGTTCATTAGTTGCAGAACCATAAAGAGTTTTCGTTACATATGGTTCTTGCGCTGGATATTCATATATTACCCTTTCTAGAGCTTGACCACTTATTGATACGTTTCCTGTGGTACTTCCTCCGCCCCAGATTTCTGGATCTGGTTGTCTGCCGCAATCGTATTGGTAAATCATAATGACCTACCTCCACCAGATACATCTGGAATCACATTTCTAGATAAATCATTTGAAAGTTGGAAAATTATACTAAATCCAATCCATCTAAATATAACTCCTGTTAACAGAATGGAGTTATATGTTGTTTGTTTTAGTTTTTCAAGAATATTGTTCTTTTTAGTATAGATTACTTTTTTACTAGTTACTTTGATTCCACCGAAAGGAACTAAAGTTTTATTACAATCAATATAATAATTATCATCTGAGTCGGCTATATCTGAAGACAAATCCCCATAGTCATCAACCCCCAAAGAAGAGGAGGTCAACAAACCACAATCTTCTTCGGAGTACAAATTTACAGTGGTAGAATTGTACTCGTATACTGCCATTAGATTACAAATGGTAAAGAAAAAAATAGGGGACTGTAATGAACAATCCCCAAGAAAATCAATGATGTATTTATTTATTAATCAGTCAAGAGCAACGTTTAGAGTGATCTTAATTTGGTCTCCGTTGTTCTGAATGCTGTAAGGACCATTTGTAAATCTTTCAGCATACATGATTGAACTGTACAGTGTGCAGGTATCTAAACCTACTGCACTATTCAGAACTGGTGAAAGTGCAGGTGTTGTATAGAACTCATCAGCATTAGGAACGCTGAATACTGTGTATGTCCCTGCCTCGGTAGTGGTGTTTCCTGTTCCAGCAGAAACATAGATAACATCGCCAGCAACTAGTTGGTGGCCAGTAACAGAGATCTTACCATAACTGAACTCTACAGTTGGGTTAGTAGCAACCTGAATGTTATCAATTAGTGGTAGATCCAAGTAAATTACTTGTAGAGCTCTGTCAATACCGATAACTTTTGTTCCAGTTTGGATACCAGCATTACCACCAACAACCATTCCTAGTGTAAGATCGTTAACGTTTAGATCTCCATCAATGGTGATGTAGTAGTTACCAACAACTCCAATGGTTGGGTCTGTGTTATCACCCTTACTTACAGTCGTTCCGATACCAACACCAGCAAAGTGTTCAACACCTTGAACAGATACTGGCATATTGTTTGCACGAGTTACATAATAACCATATACATCACCTGCGTCACCAGTGAATGTAAATGTTTGTTCTGGATAAGTAGCGGTTGTACCAGAACCAATGTTATTGATTGCCCAACGGGAACCGTTTAGAAGAATACCTGTTTGTGAGGTATAGTTCTGATCAGCTCTGTTGTTTACGCAATATGGATAACCAGTGGTTGGCGCATATCCATAAGCATTAGTATTACCAACTCCATAAGGCTCAAAATAAGCGGTTGTGGAAGGAACATCCGATTCCGCTGGAGTCGTGTTGCTGGTAAATAATTTTAAAACTAGGTTTCTAGGAGATTGATCAGCTAATGAAGCGGTATGATTATTCTGAGCAATCAAATACCTTAGTGACTCAATTTCTCCAATATTTGGGACTAATAGTGCCATTTAAACAACTCCTTGCAACTTGGTGACGTTTTGATAACTATCTTTATTTATAATTTTAATTTTAAAGAGATAAGAAAACGATTTATGTTATTGACTGCAACAACATCAAAGGTCAAAATATCACCAGCCACTATTGATGTGTCCCAACTATTTAGGACATCATCTCTCAGTTTTCTTGAATTTGTAAATTGTGGGTAGGTTCCTCCAACTATTGATGTAAAGGTTGGAAAATTCGTATAATTTGATTTCTTAATATCTATTGTAAGATCGCCTTGTTGATCAGAAAGAATTGTTAGTGATTCTAAAATTCCACTAACATCTAGAGTAACTGATCCCTTGTTACCAGCTAACATTGCAATAGATCCACTATCAACCACATAATTAATTGTTCTTGTTAAATCTGCAGTTGTTGCAAGAGCAATAATAAAGACATCATCACCAGGACTCGGAGCAACAGTGAAGATAATATTATCAGTAGAGGTCGTATAATCCTCTATTGGTTCCATTACCAGATTATTTTTAACAACAATTAGTTGCTGATCATTTATTGGAACATATGAATTACCAGAAGATGTTAATCCAAAAGTATGAGCTACTCCAGTAAATTGGGCATTTAACTCATCAAGAATAATGTTTCCATACTGTATTGACTTGGTAGGAATTTCATAATCTACGCCAATCCTATAAGGACCCGGTTCGTTAAGAGTTACTATGTAATCTGTCATTATGATACTCCTGGTGTTACCAACACATTTCCTTGAACTGCTCTAGTTCTATATGTATTTGGAGAAATCAAGATAACATCATAAACATATCTCCCCCCTTCTATTGCGTCAGTGGCAGTATATCCCATAGAAACTGCAATTTTTCCATTCAATCTATCCACAAAAGAAAGAGTTAATGGATAAGCAGTAGAAGAACTGGGATGTTTTCTAATGGATGAAATTCCAGTGTATCCTGTCAAATTTAATGGTGCATTATTAGTATTCCTGATTGTAAAGGTGGCTTGAAAGTCAACCCCTTGTTCAAGAACTAAGTTTACATTCCTTGCCGCCATTATTAGAATCCGTTTTTAGTTATTTATGATGTAGTATCTAATTTTGATAAAATTAACTTCATCATATCTTTAAGTTCATTGACATCACCTCTCAGTTCATTGATCTCTTGTTTTTCTTTAAGAGATATTTGTTTTGACCTTTGATATGCACTGAATTGTGCATCGGAACTATTAATAATAGCTCCTGTTTCAGAATCTCTATAGAGACCTGGTTGACCCTCTACTGGAATTTTCATATTAAACTGTAGCAATTACTCTCAGATTTTCTATTTGTGGAACATATGAAGTGTTTGTACCTGTCATAATAATTTTTACCTGGAATCCATTGAATAAAGGTAAATTATTTGCTGTAAATTCATAAGATCCTAGATCAGTAATTGTAGTTGATGGAACCACAATTTTATCCGGTCTTCCATTGTTATTTGCAGGATCAATAACTTCATCATTTTCATCTAGGTTATCATATCCTGGGAATAATTCATAGAGTTGTTTTGATGGATCAGAATCGGATCTAAACAATCTATACATTACTCTAATATCGTTACTTGAATGTCTATATGCATCAAATAGTACTTTTAGATTATCAGAACTCTTCTCCAATTTAACTATTTTGGTAACATAACTAGCAATACTAGGATCAAACAATAAAGAATTAACTCTAGAATCGGTAGAATAATCACTAACCTTGGAATTTATTCTATTGGAAGTAGTTATTACATTGACTCTTTCCAAGTCAATCATTGGAGAAACTTTATCATCATCAGTTGAAAGAGTAAACTCCATAGTAAATGATTTTTTGCCAGGATAACTTGTTAAATACTGATTTTCATTAACTTGTGAACAAATTATTCTTGGAGTAGTTAAGTAATTATTTGAGGTCAGTGATACAGATTCAAATCCTTGATCAATAAAGGCCGTTTGACTATTATTGTCTGGTGAACTTCCTGAGAATGTTCTAATTTTTGCATCAATGCTGGTTTCTGGTGGAATCAATGTTCCAATATTTGGTCTAATTATATTGAAAGGTATATTTTGAGTTGCTTTTGGAGTTTTATTTGATTGTATTAGTGCTAGTGGATTATAAGATCCACAAGTCTTATCTTGATTGAAATGTAATTCTGGGAAAGAATTTGCGTTTCCTGTAGTTCTATCTGTACCATTGGCACTCATATCAACTTTAATCCAATAATAATCCGTATCAGCAGGATAAGTATTATAATCAGTAAATCCAAATGAATGTGTCTTATTGATTCTTCTTAGAGATACGCCATTTAATTCATACTTAAATACAGCATCAGATTTTGTATGCAGTGTTGGTGTAGTTGAGTCTATTCCTCTTGTTATTCCGGTGAGTGTTTTGGCAGAAGTATTAATTCCAGTATATCTTATTATTTCATCATCTATCAAAACATATCCTGGATTCAAAGCAGAAATAGGAAGATTTTCAAAGCTGGTAAAAATGCCCACTGCACTGACACCAATATTTGCTGTAGATGATGCGGAATAATTTGCATTAAGTGTTCTTGGTTTTATATTAGATTCAATACTACTAATAGTAACAAAATCATTTATGGAATACATTCCATGATTTCTGTGAGTTACTTTGAAGTGTAGTCCATCTGCCAAATTCTCAATATAATTTACAGTAGCATTTGTAAGTAGTGTAGTTCCACTAGTACCAACATAAATGAGTTCAGAAACAGCATCTTGATTTACTTGTCCTTGAACCCTATCAAGAATGAGAGAGTTGAAAGCAGAAATAACTCCAACATTTTCTGGTATAGATAAAATCAAATTTCTGCCCAATCCACTGGTTTCTGAATAATTGACTCTCAGAGAATCGCCAAAAGAATATCCAGTTCCACCAACGGATACGGTTGCAGCAACAGCTACTGATCCATCAATAGTAATATTTACTTTTGCACCGCTACCTCTTCCTGTTAAAGAAACAAGACTTACATTTGAGTACGTTCTACTTGAATCTGTAAATCCAAATCCGGGATTTGTAATTGTTAGTTCACTTGAAACACCGATAGATCCCAAAACATTATCTAATTTTGCACTAAAATTAGGATTGTTTTCTTGAAGAATAGTAATTCCTGGAGTTAAATTAGATTGTTCAGTTGAGGTAAAACTCTTTGCAGTTCCAACTAAAACTCTGTTAGATAAACATCTAATTGGATTTTGCTTGAGAGTTGCTACTTGTTTGTTACCGATATCTAATTGTGGATTGTAGAATCTAACCGTGGAAGATCCTTTATAGAACTTAGCTCTATAAAGTTTCATTTTCAAATCTTCTAGTTGACTTGGATCCCAAGTTGCGCCGTTTTGCGACTTGAACAGTGATCCTAATAGTGGTTGTTGAGATACCAATATTTTTTCGGACTCTGCTTTATTGATTGTACTAATGTCTTCTTCTCCCATTCTGGAAATATAAACGGTATAAGCGTTTGAAGCTGACAGTAGAACTACGCAATATGCTTGTCCAGGATCTAAGTATACTGGAGATGGGAACGTAAATGTAGTTGGAACACTTCCATCATCAGATATTTTTACCTTAGATGGACTCAATACAATTTCGCCAAAAGGAACAATAGTTGTAGTAGGCAAACCAGTTTGCATGGTTCTGATTTGCATCGTTATTGGCAACTCGTTCGTATCTTTTGTTTTGAAGTATACATCACATTTTGTGATATAAACTCCATTGGCATCTACGACTTCAAATGATTGAGCAAGAGGATCAACCCATTTTGTTTGTGTTTTAACCTTTGTCTTAAAGGTAGTATTTGCCACTAAGGAAGTGCTTGATTCGGTTAGTGTTTGTTCCTTACTTAGAGTGGTTTTTTCTACTTTTGCATTTTTAATTTTTAAAGTAACATCTTCAACATTATTAAGAGTTCCTGCAGAAGTAAATTTGCCGTCTGCAGAACTTCCAACTGTACCTACTACTGTAGAATTTGTTTTACTAGAAGTTAGGGTAAAAGTCTTTGGACCAGTTTCAAATTTTGGATTTGATGGGAGTTTGGAATCTGGAATAAACAGAGATCCCAGTACACTTCCCGCTTTATCAGTAATTAATCTGACATTGGATATAGTAGCAACTGCTCCACTAGATTTTCCAGTCAATTTCATGTTTTTAACAACATATCCATAGAAACCGGAAGCGGTTTGCAATTGTAGAGAAGCCGTGTCTACATTGAGAAGTGTGGAAGTGGTAGAATAGGATGTTGATACGTTTTCAGAAGTATTATATGGATTTTGAGTAAATTTTTCATCAGGGCTATTATATGGACCATACTTGTGATCGGCTTTTGCTAATCTAAGACTAATGGATACAGAACCAGATGTTCCCGTGACAGTTTCGCCCAGCTGGAAAGTTCCTGAAACCATCTTTATTTCAAGAAGTTTTGGAATGATATATTTGGACATATCAACATTATCAAAGAATGGATAAACCTGTGTATTAGGTTTCATTCTCTTTGCGATAAATTCAATATTTCTACTTCTTAGAGTTAAAATCGTATCTGTTGAAACAACACTTGGACCAAGTGGTATTTCATCCCATTTTTCACTAACCTTATATTGAATTCCCTTTGCGGTTTGTTGTGTTGTTTTTTCTGTAGTTACATTTGTAAACTTCGTGTATTGATCTTGAATCGTTGTCTTTGTTGTAATTGGAATACCCTTTCCACTAACATATGATCCTTTTTGAGTATTGGTATCTGTTACTTTAGATCCAACTAATAGACTTCCCATTGACTGGGTGTTGGTTACTTTTTCTCCCGTCCAGGTAGTTTCCCAAGCTCCCCACTCAATAGGAGAAAGTCCAGTATTAGTATCAATAGAGTATTGTTCAATAGTATCATTATAATTTCCTTCAATATTTTTAACTTTTTCTACAGTGCTTGTTTCTATCCAAGTATCAGATTCGGGATCTAAAGTAATGTCTCCAATCCAATTAACAACGTGGAATGGATTGACATTTTCAACTCTGGTAGCAAACTTATTTTCTACATAAACGACATGAGAATATTTTAACGTTACGGTTTTTCCTTTTTTTACAACGTTCGGAGAACCCAAATTTGAAACATAGTTATAATCTGCAGTAGGATTAGAAGTGCTAGCTACTCCAACTATTGCTTCAGATCCCAATAATAAATCAAGAGATGTTGTGTAATGTTGGGGTCTAAGAATACCATTCGCTGTATCAATACTACATTTGTAAGAAGGATCGGAAAGATTTCCCGAAAGAGCACTCTTAAAATTATCTACAAAAAATCCGCACTTAAATTTATCAAGTCCAGTAGTAGTATCTTTTATTGTTAAAGATTTGGTTTCACTTTCAAGTAAAGAAAGAGAAGTATAATATTCAACATTCTTAATTCTATTTTCAAGAGATTGAATGTCTTTCATTCTGAATCTCTTATGTGATACATTATTAATAATTACATTTTTAATATTATAGACATATGGTGGTAGTTTAATAGTTGCTACCTCTAGAGCATTGTCTAACGTATTTGGAGTCTTAGGATCTAAAGAAGGTACTCCAGAATTTATTACAAATTTGCCATCTTTTGTTAAGAATAACTTATCTATTCTACCAACGTAATAATAGTAAGATATATTTAAATTTTTATCTTTTGCAAATAAATGTGGTGATGAGTTTGTTTGCGATTGGAAATTCCTTGCATCAAATTCAAATGGAGATGAAGTAGCGGAAGAGGGATCATAAGGAGAAACTCTTGGTCTAACATCAATAATGTCACTACCGGAAATTCCATCAACGAAAACCATATCATTTTTATATCTTGCAATATCATATGAATTTACACTTACAAAATCACCATCGTCATTATCTTCAAATACATAATGATCAAAGACAATTTTCAGTTTTTTAGTAGGAATTGAATTTTCTTCTTTTCTAGTAATGAATGAATAGTCTGCATAATCGGATCTTTGTCCAGGATCTAGAACAAAGTCATCAACAATATTTCTATCTCCTTCAACAAAACTTAAAACAACGGCAGTTATATTTGATTCTTTAAAAGTTACAGTTTCTCCATTTATGAAAGAATTTTCATTTAAATAAATAAACTCTATTTCATTGGTGCCATTATTAGACACCAAAAGAGCGGTTGTGTTGCTATCGGATCCTACAATTTTCTCGCCTTGAACACTATTAAGTATATTTGAACTTAAGTCGCTGAGAATTAGTTTTGGTAGATCTGGATCATTTTCATCATTTGCTTCATAAATCGCATATACATTAGCAACATCTGGTACATTAAGAGAAATATCGGTATCTTGAACTCTAGTTCCATAATAAGCGTTATATGTTAAACCATCGCCAAGAGTGGTTGATCCAATTCCAGAAGATGTTTTTGAAGATTTATCAACAATAAGAGTTGAACACTTAGAAAATACTTTATTTCTGGATTTAACATTTTCTTTTTTAAACGTAACTGTCAATAGAGCGCTTCCATTTTCACTTATATTTGTTAAGTTAATGGTGTTTCCACTTACAGAAAGTTTTTGATCATTAAGAGACTCAACATTTCCAGAAGAAGTAAATGTCAGTGTATAATCTTCCTCATCAAAGGGTTCTAAAGAGTAACTAGAATCCGACTCTAAAGCATTACTATAAGTACCAGAAGAAACAGTAATTGGATAAGTTCTTCTAATAACAATATCACTTCCAGTAAAATCAATGTTGGAAACATTATTATACTGAAGTTTTGAATATAAGTATGCTTGATTATTATTAATAATATCTGTTGTTGCTTTATAAAGGTTAGTAACAGTTAGAGTTGATGATGGTAGAGATCCATTACTTACATTAGAAACACTAGTTGTTGCTTCAACAGTTATTGAATTTCCTGTAGTTGAAACAGACTTTACCCTATTATAACTTACAAGTGTATCCGATGGTTTTGCATATGCTACTATATCTCCAGTTTTTATTCCAACGACAAAGGTGTTATTTGCCGAAGTTACAGTACTAACACCCCCAGATCCTGTTGTGATAGTAAATGAAGCTCCTGGTGTTGAAAGATAACTGAATTTTGAAAGTATAGGATCGGCAGTAAATGAGACTCCAGATGTACCAACAATTTGGTGAATATCAGATACATCATAATCTCTAACTGATGTTATTATTCTGGAATTTTGTTCCCCATTAATTTTTATTGATTCATTCTGAGAAAAAGTTCCATTAACTTGGTAAAGAACTAGTTGTGATTTGTTTGAAACACTATCAACAAGATACCCAGAAGCTCCACTGTTTGATCCTTCAATAAAAGCGGGTGTTGATAAAGTTATAGTTGAGTTTAATTGCAAATAGTTATAAGTTTGAACATCGTACAATGAAACTTGGAATTTTGTAGCATCATTTTGATATTCCGCATTCTTGAGTTTAAAATCATAAACTCTACCCACACCAATAGGTATTCCAGATGCACTACCTGGAGATGAAGTTCTGTTTGAATAGAACGAAACAATAGAAGTTGATCCGAATCCAACCGGAACCGATCCATATACATTATTTACTTCTAATTGTTTTCCTAGAGTAAATGGAATATTTTCATTTTTAGAATATTCAGTTGTTCTTGGTTTAGATACATCCAATGATGTGGTATCTAGGGTTTCAATTTCATATCCCCTTACATAAGCTTTTCCTGGAGCAATCTGCAGAGTTAACAGATCATCGGAAGGTATATTTCCAGATTTTGTAATTTGATTTTCAAAGTATACTCCATTATTTCCAGAGTTATCATTTAAGCATTCCTTAGCCACAGACTTAAATGGAATGATGTAATAATCTCCAGATTCATCATATGTTCTTCTTGCTAATTCATCTCTTATTAAATTATAATTCGTATCTTTTACAAATTTTTGAATTACACCATTTTCTACTCTGATTAATTCTATAAAATTTTCGTCATTAAAGTCATCAAGACTTTTTTTAATCAACTCTGTTGAAATTTTAAGTCTGTCAGCACCAGGCGCCGCAAAGTTTGAGAATCCTCTAGCATTATCATAAAGGTCTGGATTATTTTGTGATGCTACTTCTACGGTCTCATTGACAAAAAGACCTATTCTGTAAGATGGGGTGCTTGAATATTGGTCAAGAATTATTGTTTGAGCAGGAACTTCTACAAAAAATCCTCTTATAAAGAAAACTCCAGTTTCAATCTTTGCAGCTGATCCGGTTCCAGTTGCATTGGAGATTAAACACGTAGCAAAAGTTGAATTTTCTCTAATCGTTGATAGTCCATAATCTAAATCTTCTAATAAAATTAAATTTTCTCCATCAACAAATTCCGATGAACCAAAATCAGTTTCACTTGATCCTTGATACTTAACATATAAAGTATAGACTCCAATTTCGGACTCAGAATCAGTAATATAATTTTCTATTATTGCCTTTACTCCGCTTGTTTCTCCTTTAATATATTTTCCTACTAATAAAGAAATATAAGCAGCTACTGGAATTCCTAAATGGCTGGCATCAATACGAACATAAAAATAGTCATCATCATAAGCGGATTGACCAGGAATAACTACAGAACCTTCTTTAAAGAAGTGTTTTCCAAACTTTTCTACTTGATCTTGTAAGATTGACTGTAAAGTTGTAAGTTCTCTAGCCTGAATTGGAATTCCTGGCTTAAACAACACTCTATGATAATTCTTTGACGAATTATAATCGTCAAAGTATGGTGATGCATTTAGGTTGGTATTTTGTGCCATTTTGATTTAGAACTCCAGTACAACTTTGATATCTTCTTTTTGGCTAGATGATCTAGGAATTGGTTGTCTATTGTCTATGTAGACAATCTCACCAGATTTTTTATTGAATTCTGCGGATCCTATTCCAGATACAAAATCAATACCCAACTGGTATATCTTATTATTTATTGTGGTGGTTATACCGTTAAAGTTTGTATCAATGGAAAGAGCGGGTCCAATTATAGAAGAACAGTCAATTGTAGTTCCATACCCAACATCTGGTTCAGAAGTAAACTTAATAATTTTAAATGCGGACTCACTAGAAGCTAATCCTGTTGGTTGATAATATTTCAATACACCAGTGATGGAATCCCAAGAAGCAACATATCCAATAGCGGTTGAACCTAGTCCAACTGTTTGTTTAATAATAGAATCAACACCATATGTAGTATTAGTTGTAACCCCGGACAACTTTAAGGATTCTAATCCACTAACCAAAGAAACATCCAGAACTTGAGTTGCACTATTTGGTATAGTTGGATTTTTCATTATACCAACTCTAGCGAAATCATTTCCCAAGATTATATCTGGATTACTTTCCAAAGTTTCAAATCTTGAATAAAGAAGAACTCTATAAGCTCCAAGTTCTCGGTAAACATCATAACCATGACCACCCTTTGGAGGAATAACAACGTTAAATGAAGCCAAAGATGTGGTTCCTATTCCAGTATTTGTTAACGCATTTATTGGACCTCCGATTTCAGACCCAGGAGCTCCCTGATAAAGTTGAACAGTTCCATATGTATACCCAGAACCACCATCAGTTACAAATATTTCAGATACTTTGCCAAAAGAATCAATAGTAACTGTAGCTTTTCCACCAGCACCATCTCCAAGAATAGGTACATTTGAAAAAGAAGTTGAAATTGGTTGATATCCAGATCCCCTATCATTGATTAAGACTACTTCAACCTTTCCATCTATTGCATTATTTTTTGTAGATATACTTTCACCTTCCAGTCCCCAATTTTCTGGAACTGGAATATATTCAATTGAATCAAATTTTACTATTTCTGATGGTTTAATGGTATAAAGATATTTCCAAATATATCCATCTCCACTAGTTCCAGCAGCTCTTGGTTCCAAGTCAACGAATGTTGGTTGGTCATAAGATGGTCTACCTTTTGGGTTTTCTGGATCCGTTCCGTTCTGTAAGCAGATATAAACCCTTAGATCTTCATTAATTACATAATAGTTTGATTCATATAATGAAGTTGATGCGGAAACGGGGGTGGTGTTATATACATTATAATCATGTCTATACATTTCAAATGTATTTCCAGCAACCCATTCAACTTTTCTTACAAGTCTCCTCACATCTTGAGGAGTTACTTGTTTCATTGCAATTATAGTTTGTTTTATTTCGTTCTCCTCTTTAAACCCATCTAAAGGTGATGGAACATTTGTATTCCAAGTAGGAGAACCTCCCGACTGAACTGAAAGAGAGTTCGGTTGGCCAATAAAAGTATAATATTTATCAGTAGTACTGGCGGCACCAGTAACATTCTTGATAAAATTCTCAGCATTCAATATTCTGAATTGATCTGATATAATTGCAGGCATTTTAGTAAAACTTTTTTAGTTATTTATTTAAAAATTACAAACCTCTTGTTCTAAAGATTTGTGGATTGGTTGAAATTCCAGTTAGTCCGCCATTATTATAAACTTCAAATGATTTTGGATCACTGAGTATTCTATTCTGGAAATCATAGATCTTAGACCAAGAGTATCTTCCATAGAAGTTATTAGTTCCAATTCCAGTATCAGATTCACCTCTTGCATATACATTTACATAATATGGTGGAGTTGAATTTGGAGCAGGAGCAAAGTTACAAGTTACAGTAACTATTCCTAAAGATGGTGATGTTACATTTTCAACTCTATAGACTCCATCCAAGAAGGAAACTGCTGTTCCAACAACAGAAGTTGGATAATTCGTCATTCCTCCCAAAGAGGTTGTTATTCCAGTTAGAGCATGACCAACTTGAACATTACTGTCAGTAATTACAAAGTAATCACCTTTTGAAAGTTGACTATATGTTACTCCATAATTATTGAGGGCAGAATATCCAACACCAAGGGTACTGTTATCATAAGTCTCCGATTGAAGAATAAAATCAATCTTTGGAGTGACTGTACCGAATCCAGGAGTACCAGCAATGAAGGTGTTTATTCCTATAATTGTACCAAAATCTCCTACAACTTTAAATGATACTATTTTTTCAGTTTTTGATGGATCTGGTTCAATTAGTACCGATGGTGGATTTTCTTCAGTATATCCAAATCCACCATTAATGATGTTAATTGAAGTAACGATGCCATTTGTTACGGAGGCCTCTGCTGTAGCTCTGTTCAATATAGGATCTGAATAAATTGCAGTTCCTGCAGAACCAACAGCCAAATACCTACCCTCAAGACCAATGTTATCTTCAAATATGATATTATTTAAAGTATTATATTGAAGTGTTTCTCTATAGATCCAATTAGAAAGATCAAAAGAATAATATAGATTTCCAGCGGAGGTTAAAATTACATAGAAGTCTTTAAAGTAGATATCAATAATATCTTCTACTACATTATTTCCTATAGATTCAAAAGAAGATGGTCCGTTAGATCTAAGTATTACTCCACCATTACCAACAACAATAAATCTACCATCAACAGAAATAATTTTATTAAGATTTTGTGCAACTGGACTACTTAAAGATTCCCAAACTTGATTGTTAACAGAACCCAATATTGTTCCGTTATTAGCCACTGCAACTATCTTAGTGTTGTCAGAAGTAACATCATTAATTCTTTGAAGAGTTCCAGAGAATCTACTTGTCAAAACAGTAGTTCCTATTCCAACTCCACCAAATATTGATCCGGCAGCACCAACAACTGTCCAAGTATCAAAATATGGGGAATAGTGAGCTCCAAAAAGATCACCTGTATAAGAACTTCCCACTCTATTAATAACTCCAAGACCAGGAACAATTACTTCTTCAACCAGTGACAATTGGTTCCAAGATCCAATTGTTAAACCATATCCGATAGACTTAGTTGCTACTGCATACTCACCTACCGCCATAAAGATATTTGTTCCACCACAAGATATAGCGTTAAATCCAATTGTTCCCGCATATCCCACATCACCATAGTACCAATCAGATCCAGTTTCACTAAATGCATAAATGGAACTTGATCCTACAGAAACAAATACATTACCATAGTCAACGGAAGACAAATCATATGCGCTAGTAAGTCCAGTAGAATAAGTCCAATTTTTTATAGGATCTTTTCTAGTAATAGCACTCTGAGAAATTGTAACTGTTGGATTATTAGTATAAGCATAACCAACACCAGAATCATTCAAAATTAATGAAGATACTGTGGAAGCACTAGAAACTACTGATGTTGATAGAGCTGGTGAAGTTTCTCTAGTCTCAGTTACTATAATGTCTCTGAGATTTTCTGTTAGAGCATCAACCTCGGTAAATATTGGGAATGCATTATCAACATAAATCTCAGTATCACTCGTTTCTAACTTTTTGATCAATTTTGCTGAAGGTCTAATAATACTAGACAAACTAGGTCTAGCTTTGGAATATAATGATCCATTTATAACTCTATCTTGTTTTTGTTTTCTCCATCTAAGAGGTCTGAATTTAGTCGGATCAGTATCAATACCAACACTACTATAAGTGAAAGTATCAAATTGATCAGAAGCAACTATTTTTTTAACTACTCTTTCAAATTGTGTGGTATCCAATAAATCATTACGATTTTCAACGATTGTAATTAAATCACCTTCCTTAATTGTTTTTGGTGGTTGAATTTCTTCAACATCTAAAGAAGAACCTCTATAATAGAATATAGAACATTTTGAGTCAGCTTTTGGAGATTCTCTAAATGAAATTCTAGATCCAAAATAAGTATAAGAATCTCCAGGAATCTGTAATATATTGTTTATATAAACAAATATATTATTTGTAATGTCTAAATCTGACCCCTGTTCTGTTCTCAAACTCAATATCTCTTTAACGCCACTAATAGTTACGGAAAGAGTAAACTTCTTCCTAAATCCATTGAAAGAAGGCGAGATATCATCAAATTTTATAAACTGTCCAGGATAGAATCCAGCAAACTTATCTGTTTGTACTTCTTTGACCGTAAATGTAGCAGATTCAAATCCTCTAAAACTTACTATTCCAGACTGAGTGTAGTAATGTGTTATTGTTGATCCAGCCGAAAGGAATGTAAATTCATTTGTGGATCCAATTCCAATAACTCTGAATTCATAAGCACCGTCAGTGCTTGCATCTGGGAATCTAAGAACTCTTTGTACTGTTGGAACTTTCTTAGCATATCCACCACCATTATAATAATGGACAATTGTAGAAATTCCTGCAAGGAACTCAAACTCTGTAGAACTATTGACAGAAGTTACAGTAAATGTATATCCATATTCAGAAGTTCCATCTGGGAATATAGTTGTAGTTAAACCTGCATAAGCAGAATTACATGTAAATGCCAATCCAGAAAGAGTAACTTTATCACCAACTTCAAATTGGTGATCAGATGAAGTTGTAACTGTAGATAATCCAGTAACTTGATAATATGCAAAAGTGGTAATTCCAATTTCTGGCCAACCTTCAAAGATGTGTGGAATAGTTGAAATTCCTGCATTCATAGTAAAGGTATTCAATCCAACAGAACTTAATACAGGGAAAACTTTACCATAAGATGAAGTTCCATCTGGGAATATAGTTGTAGTAACACCAGCATGTTCTGCAGCACAAGAGAATGGTAAATTAAACAAGAATACTTCACTACTTGTTTTATTTGCATCAACATCTGTTCTTAAAAGTCCATGTGGAGAATAAGTAACAACGGTACAAATTCCAGTAACATTGTCATAAGAGAATGTTTGTATTCCAACCTCATCGTAACCACATGTAAATGCTGCACCAGATAATCTTACATTATCATTTAACTGTAAATTATGTTCGGTAAGAGTCGTTACAGTATTGACTCCAGATGTATTATCATAAACAAAATTTACAATGTCAATTATATCAGTTCTAAATCCACTATCCTTTACTAAAAGATCTGGAATATTTAAAACGTCACCAATTTTATATCCGACTCCAGGATTATCAACTTTGAAAGATATTACACTAGATCCTTGGCCAACAACTACTGATAATTTAGCTCCATCTCCAACTCCACTTGTTCCAGAGGTATATCCAACTCCAAGATTACTGTATCCTGTAGGAATTCCAATGACAACTGTTGGTAAAGAAGTTGAAGTGTATCCAGATCCAGGATTAACTACAGTGAATCCTGTAATTGTACCAGAAGATCCAACAGAAGCAGTAATACTTGCACCAAATCCTATTGTTGATGCTAAACTTACAGTGGGGGGAAGTCTATATCCAGAACCAATTCCTATTAGATTTACTGAAGAAATTGTACCAGAAGCGGAAACTACAGCCTCTGCAGTAGCTACAAGTGGAACAACATATCCAAATCCGGGATCAATGTCTAAGGTGACAATCCTTCCAGCTGATGGAGTTCCACTCAAAAATCTAAGAACATTCTCAGAAGATCCATCAACAGTATAATCTTTTGAAGATTCCTGAGCGACATTATTAATTAGTATTATAGGATTGTTGTTTATTTCACTTGCATTATTAGTATCATTGTATAACGCTTTAGTAGTTTGTCCATTTACTCTAACAGTAAACTCAGTTGCGGCAATACCAGTAAATGCAAGAGATATATCATCCAATATTACATTTCTATCATCAACATCTGTACCATCAAATTTTCTAGAAAATACTCTACCACCAAAAATTGATCCAGTTTGAAGTCCTGTTGGTCCAATTTTTCCATATGGTGGGGTTGTAAAATAGATAGTATCTCCAATAACATTGTAATCGCCACTTAAAACGGTCGCAGAGGACCCGACAGTATGAATACCAGGTAAAGTACCCAAGGATCCCCTTTCTACCTGTAGGAGGTCTGTTGATCCAGTGGCAACGTTAGATACTCTGAGGTACTCAGAACCAATATTAATTATATCTCCAGAGGATACAGAATTTATTCCAGAAGATACCTGAACGATCGTTGTAGTAGCAGTTGAAACAGAAGACCCCAAACCTATGGATAATGACTTATTTCTGAGTTGTGTTTGAATTACGCCATCTATTGTTATAATAGTACTTGGGTTTGGATCTTTAAATTCCAAAGAATGTGTACCCGTACCCAGAGAAGTTATATCTAAGAATATTGAAGTTGATAGACCAGAAACTCTAAAATTACTATCATTAAGTTTATAAACAAATAACGTTTCTGGTAAAATATTTGTACCCAGTTCAGTTGGCACAAAAGTAACAGTGTCCTGTGGAGTTAACCCCCCAATGTAAGTTCCGGCAATAGAAACAATAGATGTGACTGCATATCCAGATCCACCATTTACAACATCAATAATGGATATTCTGCCGTCATTATCTCTGGACACATTAAATAATGCGCCAGAAGAATCTTCTGAAGGAACTGAAAGATAAGCATTATTAGCTTCCGTTTGTATTCCAGTAGGAGCTGTAGTTGATACAACAAAACTCAAATCATCAGCAGGAGTAGATCCACCAAGGTAAGTTCCAGCAATAGAAACAACATCTCCAACTGAATATCCATAACCACCACTAACTAGAGAAATTGATGTGGATAGGGGTTGTCCCGTTACAGATGCATATGTAACTAGAACATCAAAAGTGGCTCCAAAACCACCTGTAGTAGTTACTCCAATCACATCATTAAATAATTGATTAGTAGGCCCAGCAGGAACAAGAACGGTTGAAAGTCCAGTAATTGATGTTGTCAAATAGGTTCCATATCCATTCTCAAAAACTGCGGTTCCATCAAAACTTCCGACATTCATAAGAATGTCTCTATTTCCTGTAGTATAAGAAGTTGTTGCTATTCCTATCGGAGAACCAGATCCATAACTATAAATTAATTCTTGTCCTGTTTGGAAATTATGATTTGGTAGTATAAATGTATTTTCACTCAATGAAACTGTAGTTGATGATGAAGATACAAACTCTCTCTTGAAGAGTGGGTAACCCTTATTTTTGAGTTTGAAAGTAGATAATCCAACAACCATTCCACCTCTGCTTGTAGATGGGAATGTTATTGTAGGAACGGAAGTTGTACCAATGCCAATTATTGTTGTAATTATTCCAACATAACTACCAATGGCAAACCAAACATCAGCACAACAATTTTCACTATAACTTGGGCTGCAGTCAGAATCAACAATAATTCTATTGTCAAAATACTGTTGAGTAGTAACAAAACCTTCCTGTACTGTGCCTCCACTAACATAACTATGAGTTATTGTAGATACTCCTGGATTAACTACAAAAGATGTTGAGTTTATAACTTCAACTTGATATGCAAATCCTTTTGGAGATAGTGGACCATTTCCATCAGGACCATTACCTAGACTTGGGAATATAGCGGTATTAATTCCACCACCAGAATCACAAGAAAATACTAAGTCTTTCAATACGACTCTATCTCCAGTAGATAACCCATGTGGAGAAGTTGTTACTATTGAAGTTTCTCCAGTAAGATTATTATATGAAGCGCTACTAATGCCAACTGAAGCTCCTAACTGGTAGGAAGTATTGACACCAACATTGTTAATAATAAATTTTGATAGTTGAATGATATAATTAAATCCAGCTATAGTTTCTTCAACCTCACCATCAACAGCATTAACAGCCCCTTCCCAATATGCTAATCCAGCTTCAACAGATCTATTATTGGACTTATACTTTACATCATGAGATATTGCATCTACGATATATCCAACATCTCTATAACAAGTAGTTCTGTTCCAATCTGGATTAGTAGTAATTCCTGGATAAGTTGCAGTTATAAATCCAACTACTTCTTCTTGTATAAATGATTTGTTTAACTCCAGTAAATCCGAAGCGTCTGCGTATCTTCCATCTAAAGATTGAAGGGAAGTTCCGTCAAACTGATCACTAATATCATCAATTTTTAAAACTTTGTTTGTTTTATTAACAATAAAGTTCCTTAGAGCAGGACCTTCATTAATAAAAACTCTTTCAACAGATCCATCATCTAAAGAATCTTCTTCATAGACTACCGCAAATCCAGATTTATCCGTTATATCAACTTCATTATCTATGTTTACAAGGAAAGTGGATGCATTTGATAATACTCTTGGTTTTAAATTAGTTGATACAGCTATACCAACGTTAACTTCGTTTTCTGTAGCTTTTGTTACGATCTCAAGATCGGAAAATTCTTTGAATCCTGATGGGTGAATGATTGATCTAACAGACTCTTTCCAAACATCATAAGGAATTTCGCTCTTAATTGAATAAGAAAACTTTTGATAATAGAAGTTGTCCGAAATTCTTTGTTGGAAATCATTCAAAATTCCAACCGAGTTGTCTATCTGACCGATCTTATCTCTAGTTACACCAAGAGTTGAATTTAAATCAAAAGTACTAAAGGTTTCTACAGTTCCTTTTATCTTTGAATTTTCTCCAGTTAGTTTATCACCAACATTGAGTATACCGAAAGAATCTGAAACTCTCATTTGGTTAAGATCATTATCCCAACCACCTTCCATTACTGTTGCGCTGAAGGAATTAGAAGTTACTCTTTCTTTAGAAAAATATTCGGCATCATCAGATAATACCATTTCAAAAACAGGCAAATCTTTCTTATTAACAACAAATCCTAAAGTTCTTTCGTCATCATAAGTACCAAAAGATCCAGTACTTATTCCCGACATAGAATAAGAAACTGTATAATTATTTTCGTCAACAGATGTAACTGTAAAGAATTGATAGTCGTATGAAGAAGAATTGAAATTAGCGTTTGATTTAGTAGATTCAGTTAATCTGCAATTTTCAATGAAAATTTCATCCCCTGGTGCGAATGGGAATACGGTTACAGTTGACCCATATCCCGACGTTATTAATGGATTGGTATCAGAAACAGAGAGTTCTAGGGTTACTGTTGATCCCGCAACAGTAACAAAATCAATATCATATCCATTGCTGTTATAGGTTGATATAATGTTCAGTGGACTTCTAAGATCCTTCACATTTTGAATTACTTGTACTTCATTTATAGATCCACCAAAAACAGATGCCTCTAATTTTATGTAAGGATGCTCTTTGACTATTAATGTTGGAGCCTGATTGTATCCTCTTCCACCAGTTACTATTCCAACATAATCTATTGTTCTAATATCTTTTACAGAAATTACAGACGGAATACTTAAAGAAGGTGATAAGGTTGGATCTGTTGGATAATCAAATCCATCTTTAATTCTATCAAACTCTTCAACTCTACCAATGGTTGGAGAAATTAGTTTTAAGACAGCATCTTTTCCAAGATCACTTTCTATATTTGAAACATATGGTGGCTTTGTATATCCCTTTCCTGAGAAGTTTATTCTTGTTTTTGAGATAGGTCCATATGCAGTCTTTGAATTTGTAATATATGAAATATTTGCCGAATCATATTCAAGAAGTTCAAGATCTTTTGGAACTTCACCAACATTAATAAAAAATGTTTTTGGTCCAGAAACTGATATTGTTTGTTCGTTAGCGAATGCGTTATTTTTTATAGTTATCTTATTACTTCCAACAATATCAGTGTCAACAGAAATTTCAGTTTTTCTGACATCACTTGGACTCTTAGGAATTAAATTATAATAAAGTGGATTTGGGGTATATGGACTGTCAGTATTTACAGTGACCTTTGCGCCAGAAAATCCTGGGGTTCCTGTTCTATTAATAGAAAATCCTTCATCAAGATTACCAGATAATTCAATTTTTTTCCTAAATTGATTATCAAGATAGAATTCCAAATTCATATCCAAAATACTTTCATCAGAAAGATCAAACTCTAGTATTGATCCTTTAATGGCAGTAATTGCTGGATTGATCAAATGTAAATACTGAGTTGATGCTCCGGTACTTGAGAATTCAATTTTAATTTTATCATTTATATCACTTTCATAGTTACAAAGAGTTATCTTATCAAAATCATTTTTAGAAACAAAATAAGTACCGTTATTTTGAAGTCCACCTATTACTGATGATGAAATATAAACAACTTTATCACCCGTCTTTAAGTTTGAACCAGGAAGATAAATTGTATTATCATCTAGAGATACATCAGAATTTGAGAAGGATATTGGATCTGTTACGAGTTTCCTTATTTGTGGATTATATACAATTTTTACCGAATCAATCTTAACATCAGAAATGTTAAGATGCACAACATCGCCACTAACAAGGCCATGATCATCTTTTGTTGTTACTATTCCGGAGTATCTTTGGATAGATCCAGTTAGTATTGGATTCAAAGTTGTGAGTGAATGTGCAAATCCTATTGTCTCATAAGAATTAAAATCTAAGAAATAAACAGAATTTAATTGCGTACCAATACCCGTAGTACTGGTAAATCCAATAGTAGACAAACCAATGTAATCTCTTCCAAGTTTTACAGCATAAACTGTTTGTCCATCAGATAATGCTATTGATGAACCAACTGAAGTATTGGTAATGTACATGCTCGTACCACCAAATCCAACATTGTACTGTAATGGTTGTCCCGTGTAGTATGGATGATTCGGAATATAAATTGATTTTTCTGGAATAAATCTAGATTCTATGGTACTTGTACCTATTCCGACTAAAGACCTTGTAACGCCTAAAGTTCCAACACCAACTGTTTCTTTTGGATCAAAATAAAATACACTATTGGGTGTTGTATAAAAATCGGATGGTTTTGGTAATGAGTAGGTAAATTTTGTAGGTATTAATTCAACAATATCTCCCGCAGTATGAATACCAGTATTTGATAGTCTATTTACATAAAATCCAGATTTTGTGTCAGAAACTGTAGTTATCCTCAGAACTTCGGTTCCAATACCTATGAGATCATTGGAACTAAATCCAGATACATCTTTAACTGATATGAAAGTTGAAACTCCAGTGACTACTTCTGTGTCAATATCATTTAAAAGTTCAACAGATTTATTGAAAACATTGATCGTCACAAATCCTTCAATGTTTGAAAACTGTTGATCTGAAATTGAAGAAACATATATTTTTTCATTATTTAAGAGGTTGTGTGGATCATTATTTTTAACAGTTACATTGCTTGCTGCAACATTAAAATTGATACTAGTTATTTGATCATCAATAACTGAAAATCCACTTACCTCTTTTCCACTTATTTGAGAAACTACTATATTGGCTCCAGCACCTTCATCATTCAATGATGAAACAACTACTCTATCATCTACTTGATAATCATTTCCTGGAGAGAATATTGAAACTGATCCTATTCCAGAAGAATTTATTTTATTTACTCTGATTTCTTGTTTGAAGTTTGAAGAAACTTTATCAATTAGATCATAGAATGAATTATTTTTAGTCAAATAGTATGGACCCACATTTCTTGTTATTTGTAACTTATCAAAATCTATATTTTGAGTAAATGCAGGATCAAAATTTTCGGTTATTGGACTTCCTTTAAAGTATTGACCGACAATATATGGATATACTGGTTTTGACTTCCTTGTAGAATCAATAGTTATAGAAGTAAAATATGCATAAGTTCCATTAGGATATTGTGGGGTGATACAATACCTTCCATTATATTCATCAAGATCGCCAGAGCCGGTATAAACGTAATCGTCTATAAAGTATCCAGGATTAAATCCTGGTGGTCTTACGCCGGGTTCTAAATTTGGTACAAGTTCATAACTTGTTCTTATTTGTCTGACAGTTCCTCCAACAAGGGGATCATATCCATATGGTCCATAAATTGGATTTCCGTCATATGCATATCCAAGAATGGGCGAATGGACAGATCCAGAAACAACTTCTTTATTAGTTTCGGTAAAATTATCTTCAAGTTGATATCTTATTTTATTTGGAACATAAAAATGAATGTATTGTAATCCAAAATTTGGATCTTTGCTTGGATATATTAATCCCTGATCATCGGCATTAATATATGAAGATGACTTTACAGCCTGATCTATTTTCCACTCAGTAACATCTGCTAAGAATTTAGCATTACTTCCTCTATTTTGAACAACCAGAGTGGTATCGGAGGATGCATATCCAACACCACCTTTGATGATATTAACTGATATAACTCTACCATTTTCAACGATCGGTTCAAGTTCAGCATATTTTCCAGAACCATAAACAATAATATCGGAATCTACTCTATATCCTCTACCTTTATTAATAATTTTAATATCATTGATAACCCCATTTAATATAATTGGTTTTAATACACATACTGAACTAATACTACCAAACCCAACCTCGGGTCTTCTGTGGAAGTTCACTACATTGGTTGAACCATAAGAAACTCCACCATCCTCAAGATAGACATCAGATATACTACCAAAAACAAGAGGTTTTAATACAGGAGAAACTATATCAGTACTTCCTATAGCGGATAATGATTCCACAGTTATTTGAATTGGAGGATATGAAATTGTATGTGTTCCAACTCCTATTGAATTAAATTTTACATATTTTTTCTTATTAAAATTATCCAGATTAGCAGTTAATCCAGTTCCTACCACAGAAAGTTTAAATCTATCAGAATCTAAAACTTTTACATAGTATTCAGATTCTGTAGATAGTCCAGATATTACACTATTAGTAGTACTATAAATTACAAGTTCACCATCATGGAATCCGTGTGAAGGAGCATAAACATATGAATCAAATGTGTTGATTCCACTAAATCCGCCCACTGTTGCTCTTGATGGGACCTTTACTGCTCTATTTGAGTATCCAGAACCACTTTCTTTAACATATACTTCGGTAATTGTATTTTTGCTCTTAAGAGTTTGGATATTGTGGAATCCGGAACTTATTCCGGTAAGATTTATTGGATTAGATTTTGAAACAGCATCAGAAAATGTGTTATATAATTTTATTTGTGTTTCACTAGTAACACCAACATAATAGTGAGATTGGTCTACAATTCCAGTAATATCTACGTTTCCATTTGAAAAATAAATTATTTCTTCAGCATCGTCAAGGTTATGATTTTGGCTAAAAGTTATCGTATCATTAGCAAGATCAAGATCGTTCTGTGGTCTAAATCCCACAGAAATTCTTGATTTTACCAAATTTGACTCCAAAACACACCCTGTTCCATTTCCACCACTGATATTAATTTTTGGTTTTTCTTGATATCCTATTCCAGGTGTTACTACTTTTATTCCTTTTATATCACCAACCAAATTTACGTGAGCTTTTGCTGAAAATCCGGTTAAGTCATCTATTTGGATGGTGGGTGGATTTACAACATCATAATTAATTCCGGAATCCGTTACTTTTATAGATTCAATTGGACCATAATAAATGTTTTCATCAAAAAGTGTTGGAGACAATAACTCAACACCATTGATAAGAAGTCCAATTTCTCTATTATTTGTAGCTCTTTTATTTTTATCATCAAATAAAGTTTCAGTGGAATTTAAATTAAACTTTTTGAAAATTTTCTGATTTTTTAAAGTTTTAAACTCATATCCATTTCTTACTATAGTTGCAGCAGTTACTCCAGGTAACAGTGAAATGTATTTTTTGGAATATACATCATTTTTACTATAGGATAATTTTACATTATTTTCATCTACTTTTGTTACAAAGAAATAACCATCTTTAATAGTTTCCAACGAAGAACTTGATGTTAAATGTAAAAATATAGAATCTCCCGTTGAGAATCCATGATCAATTGCGGAAAATATTTCACCAGAAACTGCATTTACTTCAACTTTTGTGTCTTGACCAAAGATTTCATAGGTTGGAGCACCGGTTGACGATACGTATAGATATTCGCCACTAAAATCAATATACGTATTCTGCACACCTGTGGGGATTGATTGCAAATTTGCAAAATAATCGGAATTGTGTTTTGTTTTTATTATAATTTTTTTCAGTGTAACTGAATCTAATATAGAAGACTCAGGAGAAATTACTTGTACTAATATTCTACTTGAATATTTTCTGATTGTATCTCCAGTTTCAAACTCAACAGAAATTATATTAGCTTCAGATTCATTACCGAATCTATCTTTTAATATTATCTTTTCTCCCTTATAAAAAGTAACTCTATCATATAAATTAATTCTATATTTTGTAGAGTCCTCTTGATTAATATTTTTTATATTATGATTTGTTGGTATATTATAAATCCAAGTATTAAATCTAAAGTTATCAGAAAGATCTTTACCAAATCCAGAGAGTCCAATTCTATCACCAACTCTTAAATTGGAAGTTGATGAGAAATCAACATCTTGTATGACATTAACTATTCTAAATTCAACTAAGGATGTATTTCCCAAACCGACATAGCCATAAGCAAATTTATCCTCAACAATGTCTAGTCCGTAAGTTAATGGTTTTGTTATTCCAGAAACACCCAAAAATTGATTTATAGTAGTGTCAGTATATGTAAGTTCAATATAATCAGAATCTTCTGGTTTTATGAGTATAGTTCCGGACTTTGAAAATCCGATTGTAGAATCAACTAGAATATTATCAGAACCAACTGAAACATCTTCTAAAATTTTTGTTTTACCAGTTACCTGAAATGTTCCGGAAAAAGAAGTAGAGTCTAAAGATAACTCATAAAAATTCTTATCGTAAATTGGTCTATATTCAACGTTAAATATTGAAGCACTTACTGTTCCTATTCCGGAAAGATTTTGATATAAAAAATTGCCCTTCAAATTAACAGGATCTGGGCCCGAAATTTTTTCTACAAGAATATTTTTTGTAATAAAATAATTATTAGCTGATGGTATAATTGTATAGTCTTGGGGTTTTATTAATTCAATATCTTTGCCATATAAAAGTTTGAATAAAATTTTATATGAACTGTCTGTTCCTTTTGCAATATAAAAATCTTTTGCTTTTGAGAGAACATTTTGTATTGAAATGCCATTTACAAAATTCCTAGCTTCAAATCCAGGTAAAAATTCGGACTTAAATTTAGTAAAAAATTCTTGGATAAAAAGATTGCTTAAATTATATACAAAAGTTCCTAAAGAATGTTCTTCTGATGTAGTAGTAGAAAATTCTAAAAACTCGGAATTATCAAGAGATTTTATACTATCAATTCCACTAAATCCTCTAACACAACCAAAGAAAGTTGTATCATTCTTTTCTTTATAAGTTATAATTTCATTATCTATTTTTAGAAGACCATATGTTTCTGGCCAACCAACGGTTGATGCTACTGTAATTTCAGTATCAAAGACCAACACCTCATCGGTTAAAACGGAATATGGTACAAGATTACTATAAGTAAAATTTTCAATTTTTTTATAATCTTGTAGATTTTTAGCCAAATCAATAGCACCAGACTTATGCTCTAATGAAGTATAATAAGTCTTTAAAAAGTCCTTAAAAATAGGAGATTCTTCGTTTAGATATTCTGGAATCTGTGATTCTAGAATATCATTGATGCTTACCTTCTGATTATCTGCCATGTTATCTAGTATAATTTCCGTTTAAGTAACTGGATGTTGGGGTGAATAATGTAGCGGATGTATTTTCACCAGAAATAATAATATCTTCAATAGTAGAGACTTTTGAATTTCTAATGTCAAATTGGAGGTAGAGATCTTTTAATCCTACAACATCATTAGATTCCGGCACTGCCTGAACCTCAATGAATCCACTGTTTAAAGAAGATCCTGTTATATTTACCACATCCAAAAGAATCTCTCCAGTTATATAGTTAACACTTCCGGCGTTTATTTTTACAATTACCGGAACATTATTTTCTATTTTAAAGAAGAATATTTTTCCGGTTGTGTTTGAAGTTGCCGCATCCGCCATGTATAAAGTTTCAGTGACTCCATCTATAGTAAATCCTGTAGATTTGATGGAGTATCCATCTTTCTTGATGTGAATTTTATTCCCGAAACAAAGTTCGTAAGTTGCTAAAGTATTGAATTCTGGTGATAAATCCCTTCTCATTCTAACTTTAGTAATATTTGATGTTATTGCAACATCAGATTCATCTATGAGTGCATTAACTTTACTAAACTTGAATCTACCACCAAAACTATTAAGATCAACTGAAGAAGCATATTTTGTTAATGTATTTGTAACTTTAGTTCTTATCGTTTCAGAACTTGAAGATTTGTTTACATCGTAGTAAATTGTTGCTTCAACTTCAACATATAGATAGGACAAATCAATTATTTCGGGTTTAATACCAGCAATAGAATACTGTTTAAGTGTTCTTAGAATATCAGATTTAGTAACGGCGGACAAAAATGTACCATTTCTTGGTTTAATTGATATAAAAACTTTACCATAATCGGGTGGATCAAGTTCTTCACCACCATATGATGTAACCGACTCAACATTTGGATAAATGTATGGTATTAACGCTTTGTAGTCATTTGCAGTAACTGCTCTAAATTGAGAAGCATAAACTCTAGGAGCCAAATATTTGATTGAATCTATTGATTCAACTTCATCTCCATTTTGTGAAGGAACTTCAGTTGTTAATAAAGATATTCCAGAAGTTATATCTCTCTCATTATTATCTTTTAAAATGCCCGAGAAGGTAAAGTTTGAAGCACCATTTCCAAAAGTACCATTTGTAACAATATATGTTACTGTGACCACACTACCTGATTTAGGTTTTTTACCAAGAATGCCATCACCAAATCTAATTTCATATTTCTGATCACTAACTTCTTGAATCAAAAATATTCTTGTATTTTTATCAATATTTAAAATATTTGAATAAGATGTATACTCCTCAGTTACTTGATCCCTAACAGATACTCTAATGGTTGTAGTATCAATGTTTGCATTAGGGAGAATAAATCTCTGATTTGGTTGAGAATCGTCTATTGTAAACGTACTAGTTAGAAAAACTCCTTCATAAATTTCCAGTTGATCAAATCTTGCAATTCCGTTACTATCAACTGGTACGGTTACTGATTCTGGTATGGAGAATATATAATTGCCGTCTACAACTGCACCTAAAGCAACTTGACCTGGATTGAGTTTGACTGTTCTTGAGTCTGTTTGACTCATATCAACAGTAAAACTTACTTTTGCTTTGGAAGATCTTCTAGATCTAGGTACATATCCAATATTTCTGGAAAGAGAAACAACATTTTCTCTCAGAGTTGCACTATCCAAAAATACTTCATTAACCGCCATATTTGTATTGAAGGCGGTAATATAACTATTATACGCTAAAATATCAATCAGTGCAGAAAAGTTGGACCCCTCAAAATCAAAGTCGGTGAAATCACTATTTGATCTCAAATAGTCTTTGATCTGGGTTCTTAAATTCTGAAAATCTAGGTTAGTAAACTGATTGAATGCCATTAGACTCTAGTTGGTTGTAAAATGAAATCTATAGATTGTCGGGGAGTTGGTAAACCAACTATATCATAAGAAATTCTTACATTTAAATCGTTTGAGTCATTTGGATATGTCACCAATACAGATGACCTTGCAATTCTTGGCTCATAATTTTTAAGTAAATTATCAATTTCAACCTGTAAGGAACTTGCTAATTCTGGTGTTTGAAGTTCAAACATAGAATTATTTACTTTAGTTCCAAGAAGACGATTGTAAAATCTTTCACCTGTTCTTGTTCTAACAAGATTAATTACAGATTTTTTGATAGCGTCTTCATTTGTAATAGCCAATACGTCACCAGTCACCGGGTTCCTCACAAAAGAGAGACTTATATCTTTGAATTTGCGAGAAACCCTTATCATTACCCAAACAAATGGTATTTATTATATGTATAAGACCTTTCTACCACTTTTTACCGTAGGTTGGTTCTGTGCCATATTCCCAATCATCATAATCTTCATCATTACGAATTTTTTCGTGAAGATTTGTTTGTCTTTTCATATCATTGATATGATCATGAGCGACTTCACGAAGCATATTCATATACTTGTCAGACTTTGGATCGGTTATAAGAGTCATTCCAGAGTTAATAAAATCTTTGCCCTGGTCCGGAATTGGATGATTTGACATTTTTAGCTCCTGATTTTGTTAAATCAGAACTTTTTACGGGGTTGCTATCCCGAAATGTCAGTTATCTTTTAGTTTATTAATAGTTTCCAACATGTGGAATGCTTTCATCTGTGGAGGAAGAAAGTCAATTACAGAATTTAACAATTGTTTTTCCGAATCATACAAAAAATCTTCCGATATTCCATCGGATCCTCTTTTTGATGGATCAGACTCTGGTGATCTTTGGTTATTTGGTAAAAATTCTTGCATTTTACTACTCCTCAGTTGTTTTTACAATATTTTCGTAGTCATCCTGAAGTATTTCTTTCAAATATTCTTCTGTCCAATAAGAATAGTACTCAGTTTCAACTAATTTCTTGCGAATTGCATTCAATTTTTTCTTTGATTGACATAAAATCAGATTAAATTTCTGATTATTTGTCTTAATTCCATTAATAAAAGTATCTCTTGATGATAAATCTTCAAAAAACTTGTAGTAAGGGAACTTTTCATTGTAATGATCCACCCATTTCATGACTTGTTCTGGTCTCCAGAAGTCTTCAACAATAAAAATGATGACATCATGCCCGGCTTCAGGCACAATATCATCAATAGGAGTCTCTACAATTAAAGTTTTTGAGTTGGAAGCATATGGACAGACAGCAAATCCACCCAATTCTTCTCTAGATGCGGACACTTCAGCGATCCACTCGTAAATATATGCTTCCTTCTCAGTCATATCAACCCGCAGCTAGAGGTGATTTTGGATTTACTTTCTGTGCAGGGGCTTTTCTAGATTGAGCCGCTACATTGTAACCAAAAACTTTTGCATCTTCTTGTGCCGATGAAGGTGCATCAGCTGCGGTTGGTCCTACTTTTGGTGATTCTGACATTTTTCTTTTTAAACTAATTTAAAATTATTTATCAAATCAACCTTTACCTTGTCCACGATACTTTTTACGAGCTTTATTACGACTCGTTGCTGCATATTTAGTATTCATAGAAGATCCCTGACGAGTCAGTTTTGGTTTACCAGGACGATAACCAGTCTTACTCAATCCACCTTTTGCTTTTACTGCCATTTTAATACCTCACAATTGGTTTTATTTTCGCGCCGAAATCGTTTTCAAACGCGCCAGAACATAAGTTTACCAAGGGTTCCGAAGAACCCTCTTAGAGACCCGTATATCAAATGATACGAGTCTTTTCGTGACCCACACGAATCTTAGGATCACACCAGATCTCATAACCCGCTGCCTTTGCATCCAGACAGAAAGAAACGTCCTCACCGCACATGTCTTGAACTTCACCCGAATCAAAGACTTGCATCTTCGGAGCGAACCAAGGATATTCAAGATTCTCAAAGACACCGTTCTTGATCAGTACCCAACCAAAACCAGTGTAGTCAACAGTGAAAGGCTTACGACGTTTTTGCATCGTCTCACCAGTCTCATGATTCATGACACCACCATTGTTCTTGAAGTCATCTTCTTCAAGCCAGTGAGCAACGGAAGTAGTATGTCCGTCTTCAGTCATATACCAACCTGCTGCAATCTCTTTGTCCATTGCAACAAGACGATAGAACTGTTCAGTATTGAAAACAATATCATTATCAATCCAAAGTTGGTAATCATACTTCAGTTTACCATCCCAAGGAATCTGTTTGGGACCACGAAGAACATTTGCACCGAGACACTTACAACGTGCAAAGTTCACCATGGAACTATAATCTTGTGAAATCTGAATCGCAGCACCGTTCTGAACAAGATCAAAACACATCTGTACGAAATTCTTTAGAAAGATGTAAGAACAACCTCTTCCAGGCATACAGAAGACAATTGACTTACCTCTGACCATCTCCTTTGCAGCCTGAAGATCAAATTCTTCTTCACTCTTTTTTGGAGTTGGCGCATTAGCTTTAATTGTAAATCCTTTTGACATAAAATTAGAATAGCGACGTAATTATTCTACCACCACAAGTCAATTCATGCAATGGTTTCTGGGTTATTTATGGGTTCGTAAGTTACCTTAGAAAATCTATTTTCTGGAAATAGATTACAATAAGATCTTATCTGTTCTACCTTATCTCTAAGATCAGAATATAAAACATTCTCTGCAATAACTTTACCATCAACTAGAATGTTATACACATTCCTCCTCCACTCTCATTAATAAATCTTCAATCTCATTTCTGAGTGAATCATTAATAACTAGGATCTTATCAGTATACAACCTATGTTTTAAACAGTCAATGAGTAAGTCTTTCTCTTGATAGTCTAACTTCAATTCCATGTATTCTTCTTGTTGCATCTCAAACATTATATATGATTTTGTTTTCTTAAAGATGCCCCATTATAACAGATGATTTACGCTTGTGCGAGTCTATGAAGTTTTATGAGCGGACCTTATGGGAGTTTTGGCCTGGCAAAAAAAATTTTGAAACGCATGAAGCTTTATGAGCGCTTTTTGGGGTCGTTATAGATTAGGGTAGTTAGCGTTTTTTATTTTAGGGGGCCACCGCGCCCCGCGATATAACATAAACCCGCACAATTAACTGCTCAAACTGCACGAGGACAACGAGCATAAGAACGAGAAAGCTTTTCGTGTTCGTGTAACGAATAGCTTCGTCCCCTCCAAGTGCTCATAAGCTTCAGAGGGGACGCTATACTTAAGACCTCAGAGATACTCTTTCAAAACCCAGACACATTCACCAGACTGACGTACAGAAGGAGTGAGTTGGATAGTATCACAATCCTCCTTGAATTGTGCAGGGGTTCCGTTATACTTAAGGAACTTTGCAAACTTCTTACGTGCATCCTCAGAGTTCATCGCACGATATACTTTAGTGGTGTCACCGAAAGTGATTTGAAAAGAACCGTTTTTGATGATCGGATCGTAGGTCAGAGTCATGTGAGTTTGTGTTACTTAGTGTGTGTTGGGTGATGTCTCTCTCACCCATGCAGCTACAATACCACTAACACGAACCCGATGGGGAGAATAGTGGACAGATCTACGATAGGGCTAATGGGGTATGCCTTGCGAGGGCATCACGCATAAGCCCTCACACCTCAGCCACTGGTCTTGAAATAAGCACCTGCATTGCCCTGAGTGACAGCGTTCTGTGCAGTTACTGCATGACCGCTATACGCTTGTCCCTTACGGTTAGTGTTAGTCCGAACCCCATTCGTGCGGCTCATGATCAACTCAGACTTACGAGCTTTCCGAGTGGGTAGCACAGTGTACTTAATCTGCCCCTGAACATCAGCAACCAGAAGATCCAGTTTGCTAGCAGTTGCAACGTTGATTTCAGTCATGATGTTAGTTAGTGGTGAACAGTTAGTGTAGACGAATCAGGTCAAAGTTCGGTCATCATCTCCAGCATCTCCTCCTCATTGATTGCTTCATCATCCCAACGAACTCCGTCCCCAGTGGTAACAAGGTGACGGCCAATCTGCCCATCAGTCATACAACGAACAAACTTAGCCCAAGGGGTCTCAGTGTCACTGCAGAACTCAACACATGCCTTTGCGGTGTTGTACAGAAACTCATCATTTCCAATCCACAGAGCAGCATTCCAGGTCTCGTAGTTAGTCCAGCCGTTGTAGGTCTCTTGAGTGGTTTGAGTGTTGGTCATGTGTGTTCCTCTCAACATGGCTAAGATACCAGGCCTGGCTCCCTCTGGCACATTCTGTGGCCAGTTGTACGGCTGTCCACTATTCACTCAGTTGTCAAGTTTCTATG